CATTAGCATTTCCACCGTTTCATGCTGGCTTTCGCCCGATCTGCGTTCTCGGACTTGGCTACCACACCCGCCATACGGGCGCAAAAGGATTTTTTGCGCCCCTTGTCGGCCTCGGTCTTGGGGTTGGGTGCGGGCGGCTTCAGATTGGAGCCGGTTTCACGGTTGTATTTGGCGCGGCCTTTAGCGGTCAAGCCGGCGCCCTTGTCTGTCGGCAGTTTCTCGCCTCGGCCTACGGCCAGCGAAACACTTTTCTTGGCCATCGCGTCCCCGCTGTGCCGGTAGAGGTGTTACGCGCAGTGGATCAAAGCAAAGTTCAGCACCACAGCTTCAGCCAACGGGCCTGCCGTGATGTTCCGCAGCGTGATGGACGCCGAGCCGGCGCCAAGGACGCTGGTATAGACGTTGTAGGCCGCGGTGGTGCCGCCGTTGACGTTCAGCACGATGACGTCGTTGGCACTGATGTAGCTGTTGTTCAGCGTGAACGTCACGTTGGTCGCGCCGGCCAGCGACGCGGCGTTCATCGTGATCTGCCCGGCGGGCTTGTTCAGCGTCACCGCAGTGGACTTGCTGGTGTCCTGCGTGACGGAGCCTTGTCCGGCGGTGGTGTAGCCAAGCTGCTCATCGGCCAAAACGACGTTTGCGCCGTTAATGTCCTGATCGGTAAACGCAACGCCGATTGGTTTCGTGTAGGCCATGGTTACGCCCCCATCCAAGAATTTGAAATCCCGCCGGGAGAATAAGCCTTGCGGGGCGCCCTGTCAACAAATTCCCGGTGCGCCACCGGAAACGCGAACGTCACGGCGATGGCGTCGGCCGCGTCGGGGCTGGCCAGCCCGCGGGACTTCATATCCTTCTTGCTTTCCAAGAAGATAGTCCCCTTGCTGTCGGGCTTCATCATCGGCCCGGTCAGGTCGTTCTTGAGGTAGCGGTCCATTGGGACGGAGGCGTCCTTCAGCCAGGTACGCATCTCGCCCCACATCTCGGCCCGCTTGTTGCCCCACATCAGTGGGTTCTTCGACTTGTTCCCGAAGTTGACCCCCTTGACCTTGTACCGCTGCTCCTTCAGCCGGTCCACGATCCCGGCCCCCAACCCGCCCTCGTCGATCACCACCAGCGCCGGCTTGTACGTCTCGATGGCGTCGATGACGTGCCCCACGACCGTCATGGTGTCGTCGCCCTTGTACCGCTTGACGGCCACGATGTCGCGCCCCTGTCGGACGGCGATGACCGTGCTGTCGGACCCGAACCGGGCCGGGTCCACGCCGATGACGATGGGTGCTGACGGGTCTTTGTGCTGCGGCCGGCGCATGGCGTCGTCAACGAGGGAGGCCCCGATGAACTGATCGTCGGATGCGTTGGGAAACTGACCGTACACCTCGACGTGGGCCTGGGTGCTGTCGGGGCCGTATTCGTCGATGATTTGCTGATAGACCTGCTTGTCCGTATGCTCGACCGTGCGGGCGTCCACGATCTTCGTGTCCCAGAAGTCCCGTTTGGAGTGGAAGCACTCGTAGAAGTACCCGCTGTTGCGGCGTGGGTTGCTGAACGCCATCCAAAAGCGGTGCGGCGTGTTCTCGGTGAAGAACCCCGCCGCGACCGACCAGATGCTGTCGTCGATCCCGCTGGCTTCGTCGAACACGAGCATGACCCCGGCGAAGTTGTGGACCCCCGCGTAGGCGTCGGGGTTCTCCGCCGACCACAGCCGGCCCTCGACGCCCCAGTACCGCGTCCCCATCTTGAGGTCGCGCTCGACCAGTTCCGTCAGCCACTTGGCCGGCATCAGCCGGGTGGCGCTGACCTCGAACCAGTGGCTGTTCAGCGCCATACTGAGCCACTTGGTAATTTCCGCCCATGTGATCGACCGAAGCTGGGCCTCGGAGTTGGCCGACACGATGGTCGTGCTGCCGATCCGCGTGGTCAGCATCCAGATCACCAGCCAACTGACGAGCGCCGACTTGCCGATCCCGCGGCCGGATGACGTCGCCATGCGGAAGGTGTCGTAGTCGATCTTGCCGTTGTTCTGCTTGATGTGATCCGCCAGGCGCTGCAACACCTCCCGCTGCCAGCGGCGCGGGCCGTCGAAGTGTTCCAGCGGCGTGCCCTTCTGCCCCCACGGGAAGACGAACAGCACGAACTTCAGCGGGTCGTCCTTCAACGCCGGCGTCCATAGCCGGCTCATCAACTCCATCTCGTCGTCGGCGCTATACCGTGTGGTTTGCATTTTCTACCCTATCCGACATCAGCAGTTTGTCGCCCGGTTCGGCCAGCGCAACCGGCTGCGCCGGCGCGTCTGGCAATACCAGCCCCTCTATGACGCGCCGTTGAGCCTCTTGCAGCGCAGAGGTGATGGAGATCGTCTGGTTGACTTCGACCTGCACGGCTTGCTTGGCGACCCAACCGTGGGCGTGCTTCAGCATCTCAAGCGCGGCCTTGGCGTCGCCGGCGAGGGCGGCGTCGCGTAATACGCCCGCCATCTCCATCTCGCCGTCTGCGCGGCCTTTTTCCTCGGCCAATGCCGCCAGCGGGTCGAACTCACATAACGCGCGGAACTCGCGGGGCGTCATGCCGGCGGCCAAGGCAAGCGTGTCGCCCTTCAGCCCTTTGCGTGCAGCTTGATAGATTGCGTCCAGCCGCGCTTCGGTCGCTTGCAGCCGCCGCGGCTCGTGGGGCAGCGAATAGAACGTCATGCGCCCGTTGTATCAGATTGTATGGCGCGGGTGCAAATTAGGTTTGCAAAAAATAAAAAAGTTTTTGGGCGAGCGGCGGTCAGTTTCTAAAAAATAAAAAAAAAAGTTTCTTAAAAAATAAAAAAGTTTCTTAAAAAATAAAAAAGTTTTTGTGGACCCTCCGTGGTCAGGGACGGGGGCTGCCGGGCCTCCCTCCCCCCTGCTCTCGGCCGCCGGTCGGATGGTCGGACCAGGCGTGAACGAATGAATAGCTATTCATATGTTCAGATGTTTATGTTGCAATGCAACATTAGAATTTAATGATATGCAAGCAATTACCAGGCGGCCGGGCTGGCGCCAGCGTTGGGCATGTTGGGCGGTTTAGGCATTGCCCAAAATATCGGGCAGAGAAACGCGCGCGCGGTTGTTCACCGTGAAGCGCAGCTTAGCGCCGCGCGTCACGACGGTGACGGTGACGACGCTTTTCGGCGTGCGCTGGTCCAATTGAATGTCGGCCGGAAGATACGTCGCGAGGTGCCGCATCATCACGACGTATTGATTGCGTGTCAGCGCGACGTGCGCCAGCGCGTCCTGAAGCTGAAGCGTGTTGGCGACGGGGGCGAGGGGGCGAAGGGTTTCTAGCTTGGGCATTTTAGGCATCTCCGATTCGGTCGCACCTATCATATGCGTAATTTTACGCTTTTGACAGCGTCGGCGTCGGTGTTGGGCGGTGTTGGGCGGTGTTGGGCAGTTTAGGCAATATTGTCATGCCCAAGATCATTAGCGCACCCCCAGAAGTGTAATTTTACGCTTCTATCCTTATAATCCTATTTTCCATAATACTTACCATACACCTATATTCTAAACATCTACCTAAACCGCCTAAGCACAATGAAAAAAGCTAGTAATCCCCGACACTTAGGCCCTCGTCATTTGCCACCGCCCAAACCGCCCAAAAAACTACCTAAACCGCCCAAATATTTTGGCTCTTGCCTTATTCTCGCCACAATTACTCTGTAATAGATTTTTTGTCAGCGGATTTCCGTTGACCCCAAACCTGGTTTTGGGCGTTGTTGTGGGAGAATAATTGCACATGACTACCAAAGATAGCGCGCTGGTTGCCGCGTATTTTGCGGCGCTACTCGTTTACATTGTTTTGGGCTGAGGGGGTCGGACATGAAAGAGAACCATATTGCGCGCCTTATTCGCGAGCGCGACGAATACGCGGCGCAGATGCGCGAAGCGCGGGAAGCGCTTGTAGATATCATGCACTATCTGCAAAGCGCTAAGTTTCATGGCGTGGAAAATGATTATGTGCATGTCTCCACGGATATCATGCCGAAACTAATCAATCTGCAATTTAAATTGATCACAGGTTGAACCGGCCGGGCGCCAAGGCGCCCCGCCATCCGACCCGGCCCGCGCGGCCGTGTCCGATGGCGCTACTGCCAAGCATGAGAGGGACAGACATGCACAAGTATGATGTGGAATACACCGATACTTTCGGCGGCGTGGCAAACTATTGCTGGGTTAAGCGCGCCAGCATCACCGCGCCGGAATGGACCGCCTTCAAGGATTGGGACGGCAACGGCCGCCGCGAGCCGAAAGCCTATCAGCGCGCAGTGATGCGCCGCGCCAAGGCTGCGATGGGCTTGTCTGGCGTGCGTGGCGTCACTGTTAGCCTAGGCGATGGTTACGAATTCCGGCCCTACGGCATGGCAACCGTTCTTTTCGTCACCTATTCGGAGGTTTGACCATGTGGAGCATCACATATGAGCGCGTTACCCATGAAAGCGCAGAGCGTGGCGAAGCCGAAGAAAACGGCTATTTGCACGAGGGCTTGACCTTCCGCGAGGCTATGGACGTGCTGCGCTGGCAGCACGGTTGCCATGTCGAAGCCGATAGCAGCCCGATCAGCGTAGCCTTTCCACCCCGCTGGTTCACCATTTATGAAGCCGAGCATGACATAGCCACAGGCGACATAACCAACTACGCGCTTCACATTCCCAAGCACGTCACGCCCGCGTCACGCATGCGAGTTGCGCGCCTCTTAGGCTGCTATGGCGTGAAGTAATGGCGAGGGCTTTATGCCCCGCCTCCCGAGCCTGTCATTGTGGCAGGTTCCGGCGGCGATACTGCAAAACAAAGGGACACTGATATGGAAAACCTATTCGAACAATTCTCTGGCGCTGACCTAGACCGTCTGGCCGAGTGCATCCGCGCCATCCGCAAGGCCGGGCTGCAAACCAGCAAACACACGCAAGCCGGGGTTAATCAGTCTTC